GTTACTGTGTCATATTCTAAGTATGTAATGTTGGTCGACGAGTTACCAAGTTCAACTGTACACCAATCACTTGCTGTAGGTGCAGTTGCTAGTGTTGCTTCAATACGTACTTTGCCAATAAAGCCAGTTAAGCTAAACTGTACTGTGTGCTTGCCGTCTGCGTTACCGTAGTAGCCATTTGCTTTTACGGCGTCGCCTGTGTAAGTTTGCGTAGAGCTATCACTAGGGTGAACTTGTTGTGATGCTAATAATTGTGATGTAATTTGTGCCATATTCTATATTTATCGTACCAGTATTTGGTCAATACTGCCTTGTGTGTACTCAACAGTTAGACGCATTTTCCCGTACATTCCTTCTACGTTCATGTATTTTGCTGCTGTTACTGCACCAGAATCGTATTGAATTGATTCCAATTCATACCAAGGTGCTTCGCCATTTAGGCTAGATTCAACAGTAATAGTACCTTCAAATTGGTTTAAGTTATACTGAATTGTTTGAAGGTAATGTTCTGGTGCCCATTCTGAGCTGTATACCACTGTGCTGTCACCCGGATTAGCAGCAACAGTTACAGAAGTGCTTTCTGTGTATTCTGGATGAGTGGCATCAGCAATGTATAGCACACCACGTGCACCTGCATGATCGTCTACATATACAGGTTCAGTTAGGCTTCCACGGTCAACTGTAATTGAGTAGTTTGCCAGTTGTGACTGCACGTTGTCCAGTGTGTTAGATGTAATTGTGAGTTTTGCTTGCCCTCGTGTAGCACTGACTGTTTCTAAATCTCTAGCAAACAATAGTTCTGTACCATCCCTGCTCATTACTCTACAAGTAAATGTTAAGCCGGTAATATCCACAGGCTTTTGATCCTGGTTTAGAAATCTAAACAAGATAACGTTGTCAACGCCCTTAGACGCTTTTAAATTTTTACTATACACTGGTTCCCACCTCACATTGTGAACGGCTCCGGTGTTGTCCAATAACAACACCACCTGAGTTTGCTGGTATAAATATGCTAAAGTTGAATACATACAAAGAGAGCCCTTTACACTATTTATGGATACTGAACTATTCGAAAAGATCACAGACAAATACCCGTTCCTGAGCATAGTTCGGTACGCAGAAAACGAACACGTTGGAATTATATTAAATCAAGATGCCTCTATTACTACCATGTATGATTTTGGCAGTATCTATGAAGAAGAGCTAAAGCGTATCTTTTTAGAGTTAGGTGAAATTTGGTGGTGGGAAAGTAATCACACAATCCCTATTAACATTTTCTTAAAAAGCGATTGGGAAATTTTTAAACCTTATCTAAAAACTTTTAACAACAAAAATCTAGAAGTTGTTTCTGGACAAGTAACAAGTCTAAGTGACCTAACAAAAAATCGCAAAAAGCGTAAATCAATTACGCTTGTTCGTCGAGTTGATTAACAATATTCATATGTAATGCTACAAGATGCGCATAGGAAATTGCATGACTACGCTTATAGGTATATCCTTCTTCTGTTTTATCCCAAATAGTTTCTGCAACTTCCTTCCAAGGTTTACCAATAAGATGTTTCTTGCCTGGTCGAATCATAGCCAAAAACATTGCTAGTCTGGGAATACTGTTAACATCTAATTGTGCAAGTGTGCTTGCATAGTTGTTAATGTGTATAATTTTTTCAACAAACTCGGCTTCGTGCAATCTATGCCATGGTGGTTCCGTGCTCATTAGTTGATCATAATGTTCTTGATTTTTAATATGTTCATACACATGCACATTAAGAAAGTCAATTTTAAAGTATCCTAGATCTTCGGCGGTTTTGTAATCAATACTTGCACAACGGTTAACAGGATCAACAGGAATTGGTGTTACATACACGCCAGAATTATGTTTACGATCTTGTTGTCGTGCTGGCACATGTTTGATGAGTTTGAGAATGGCTTCTCTATTACCAAAGTCAATATCAATGTCTGCACTCATCTAGCAATCCTATAATTTTATCAATTGCATATTGAACATGATTGCATGTTAGCATATTTAATTTATTTTGTAAAGTTAGTTGTTTAAATAAATCGCTTTTAAAAACTTGTTTATTATTATCTAACCAATTTAGTGCATTGATTATAAGGTCATGCCTTTTAAAATGATCTTTTTCTTGATCAAACGATTGTAATTCTTCTGGCAGCAAATTCCATGCAGTATAAAATCCTAATTCATTATATAAACGATTAACGTTTGCGCCTGCTATAGGAAACGGCAACGAACCAGAGTAAAAACATTTTAATCCTTTTTCTGTGATTGACAATTCATCATTTTGCCACGATGATTCAGGATACACAATGCAAGAATATTCAAAATATTCCGACATAATCTCGTATCCGGGTGGAACTGATCCAAATTTACCATCAATGCCAACTACACACGAATCAGTGAAATATGTATAATCCAATTCTGGTTCAAAAACATCTGCATATTTCTCTTCTAAAAAATTTCTAAAATTAAAATCGTCTTTGGATTCCCAGTATGAATGGTTTGTGTTAATTATTTGTTTTGTAAAATTAGATCGTACTGATATATTGGTTTTTTCTTTAAGTTTATTAAAAAAGTGATACCTAACAGTTCTATTTGCACCATTGATTGCAATAATGTTGTTTGATCTTGTAATAGATTTTTTAGATTGCAGTTTATGATGGTGTGGGTAAAAGTGTCGTGTCCAATAATCTCTACATTGCTGTATTGGATCGGGAAAATATATAACTTTATCCTTTAACATATGATCTGGCATTAAGTGGCTGTTAAACATTAAATATACATTATTTTTTCCCCACATTTGATGAATTCCGTCAGATGAAACACTCATTGGTTCTCCAGCGTTTCCTAAAAATACTAAGTCATATCCGTTAGTATCAATACTCTTTACTGGTCTACTATCCCAAAATATGTTAACATCAGCTGATTGATCAATTGAATCAGAGAATTGTATTTTATACTCTGAGTTGCAACTATCATCCAATGATTGGACATAAGCGTAAAAAATATCAATTAGTTGTATTGATATGTCGTTGTTCTTTACAGTAATATTAATCTTCATTTACCAACCTGCCCGTTGCAACATTTCTTTTACATATTCCTGATCAGCAACATATTTGTGAAAAATACGTTCCCATGTTTCTGGATAAATGTAGTCCCATATAATTTTTTGTTGTTCTTCGTTTAACTTACTCAAAAATTCCATTCCGCTTGCAGAATTATATACTACCCAGGGACTTAATGTACCTTTTGTAATAAGTTGGCACACACGGTTTACATTGTTAAATCGTATAACATCTTGCGGGTTAGCTGCATTTTCTTCGCCCCAGGTGATCGAATATTCCATGGCACGTACCAGCGCACGATCTGCTGGCTCGGTGATTAATATATGCATTAGATATTCTTGATATACACTATCTCGAGCCCAATGATCCAGTTTCTTATTATTTTTAATTACATATTCAATGAATGCGGATACATTAATTGCACCAATATTAATGCAGTAACGGCCAAACTTAACAAATGCTCGATAATATGGACTGCTTGCAAAGTCATCGAATGTTTTTAACTTGGCCGAACCTTGTGTGTATTCAAAAAACTTTAGATATGCTTGATATCCAATTTGCACACCACGTTCGTCACGCTCTTGATGTCGTTTCTTTTGTTCGCAAACGTGTACTGCAAGACTGCTTTCACGTTTAAATTCGCGTTCGCAGTATTTGCACGTGTGTGTATTAGTTTCCGTGCTGTTTAATGTACTCATCTACTTCTCTTTTAGTGACAAGTTTGGATAACACTTCTACGTCTTCTTCTTTCATTGTAGGAAACAGTTCCATCAACTGTTTTTTGTGATCCGATTTCTTTTGTTTTGATTTTTGTTTTAGATAGCCATGACGTTGTTTGCCTATACCTGGACTCACAGCACATAACTCTAACCACTGCAATTTCCGATGTTCTGAACCCAGGTCAAACCAGTGTTTGTTACAATAATGATTGGTTGCAGCTAGATACCAGTGTTGTAGGTTTTGATCACCTTCCACTACCGATGTCCACTTGATGGCCGTAAAAGGACTAAAACCCTTGCGTTCTTCATCAGTAATACGATCGTAAAAATCATAATCTTTACGATCCACTGCCTCGAGCATTTTAAATATGTCTAACTTATAGTCCGCCATCGACGTTCCTGTCTGGTCCCTTTAATGTGTCCCACATGCGATGCTTTTCTACTTCTCGTTCGTATTCAGATATCCTGGGTAACTTTTTAAGCACACGCTCGACCTTGCGCAGATGCTTTTCAAAAAGCTCTGCAAGTTCCGGATGCTTGGATTCCATATCATAGTCACGTTCTGGAATATTTAACGCACGCTCAATTGTTTTGAGTCGATCTTCGAGATCCCACGTGCCTTTTTCGCCGTGAACAGATATTTTTCCATAGTTACTAGTTCCATTAGTTATACTTGTGTTATCCCACCAATTTCCACCGATACCGGTAGTTGATATAGTGTATGTTCCAGACCCAGAAGTTGCATAATCGTCGTAATTATAAGGAACGTTGATTGTTAATGTGTTTCCAGTGTCTGGATATGTCAAGTCAATATAAGTTGCGTCGTCGCTCATGTTATCCCCAGGCTTTATTATAATCTACTACTTCGCAGTTGCGTGAAACGTCTTTGATAAAATATACGCACTCGGGATTTTCTCCGTCTGATAGTGGCACTGCTAAGAATTGTCCGTTCTTTAGTTTAGGTGCATACCAAGATACTTCATTGTATACATCTACAATCTCAATTGGCAAAAATGTTGGCGCATAACTTTTAAGGCTGTTGTACTGATATACTTTAAAGTCTCTATCATTTAAACTTGTAAGCGGCAGTGACTCTAGGTCGCCCAAGTCCTCTTCTCCAATTAGTACTTGCCAATCCAATGGCATTTTAATTTGTTTGTCACCGATCTTTAAGACTAGTGCAGGACTTGTAAACGATTCCAAAAAGATTAATGGAATGTAAAAGTAATCAGGATTATTGGGATCGCTATTATCAAGAATAGCGAATCGCATATCGTCAATTTCTTCCGGAAGTGTATCTAAATTATACGTGGTGTTGTCTAATGTGTGAATTCTCATAATGGAATTATACTATAAAATATTTTAATTTGCAAGCTATTTCCACTCATACTTTTCTTGTGTATATGGGTAGTTTGCTTCTTTGTAAAACGCTTTACGTTTAGTTAAATGTCGTTTTGCAAACTTACAGGTTGAAGTAATATCCCAAATTTGCACATGATCTTTGTCTTGTGCCTTACGAATGCCTCGCCCAATACTTTGAATTACGCGAACAAAGCTCTTACCGGGTTCAACAAGAACCAAGTTAAAAATGCGAGGAATGTTAATTCCAACAGCAGCAACCCCGTATGTTGCTACAATAATTTTGTTGTCTGCTTCTGAAATTTCATCATAGTGTTCCTGTCTATCTTTTGCTTTTGTTGCGCCACTTACAAACACAGCACGATCGCCAAGTCGTTCTACTAAGTCTGTACCAGCACTTACACGATCTACTAGCACAAGTGTATTACCAGATTCATTAATACCTGCTACCATTTGACTGATAACTGTTAATCTATCCTGATCACTTAATAGATATTTTAGTTCTGCTTGATAGTTAGAGTGTTCTGCGTGATCCTGCAACTGTACGATGTTAACATGACAGTTAGCAAGCACACCTTTGTCTTGTAGTTCAGCAGCAGCAATTCTATGAATAACCGGGCCAATACTTACATGAAGTGCTTGAAATTCAAAATCCTCTTTGGGAATAGTTCCTGTTAGACCCCAGCGCAACGGAATAGTTGCCATTGGTCCTGTAAGTAGTGTCTTTAGAGCATCTGCTTTTGCTTGATGCACTTCGTCTACAATAACACAAACAACATCTTCCAAAAACTCACCAATGCTAATAGGTGCTTGTTGATTGCGTGTTGCTTTTAACAATGAGTTTAGACTTTGCCACGTACAAATAGTATGTGTCTTGCCAAACTCTTTTCTATCACCGTAGAACACACCAACATCCAATTGCATGTTGATGTAATCCTTTTCGGTTTGCGTTACCAAACTTTTGTTGGGTACAATAACAATCGATCGTCCATACTGTTCAACACGCTGACTAAGAGCTGCTGTCATAAGTGTCTTACCGGCACCTGTAGCAATCTCTTGTAAGCTCTGTGGATTCTCCAGAAAGTTATTAACAACTTCAATTTGGTAATCACGCAATT